TATACTTTAATATTACTCCATGGTATTAATTTCATTGGAGTAAGATCCATACCGTTTATCTGTAGTGTTCTCTAAAAACATACCTATTGCCAATTTAATAATTTCGGAATGAGTATGATTAGGAAGATCACAATTAGTAGATGGTAATGCAACAACTGCGGGATATTTGATATATCTGAGATAATAGGTTGGTACGGTGTAGTTTCCATCAGATATTAATAGAACATCTTCTCCTTGATATAATCTAAGAGGTCTAGCTAACCCATAATGAAGGATGTGTCCTCCAAAAGGATTATCTATTTCGTGTCTATAACGATCTGAGGTAATCTCTTTAATTCCCTGTCTTTCAGTTACAGGAATAGAATCTTTAACAAAATATATATCTACTTCTTCCGAAGCAGTTATAAAGTAATCATTAGGTAAATCTGCTTTATAAGCATTGGGTTTAATCGTACTAGTTGATGTGGAAATAGTAGATTCAGATAGAAGTGTTCTGAGATCTTCTATACGTTTCTGAGTCTGCTCGAATGATTCTCCTTTAGAATTCATTCCACTATATCTAGTCTTTACAAACTTCTCTACAGCCTTGTTAATAAAGTAGAAAATAATATCTGATCCAGGCATTTCTGAAGATTCTACAGATTTCCCTATATTAGATAACTCAGTAACAAATGATATTTGCATTTCTCTTGCTGTCATATTAGCGAATTTTATGAGCGTTTCTTATTCTACTTTAGATGCATTAATTTGTTCGAAAGTCTGTGTTCTAGTAGACTCTATATTCTCTATCACCATGTCAACCGCTATAATAACTATTTCAGGATGAGTATGAATAGATAGTTCACAAGTATTCGTCTCATAAGTTCCTGGAGTTCCACTAACAAGTTTCATAGGTCTCTTTACATATGTAATATCACAAGTAGTTGGTACATATTCATCGCCATATACAAACACAATCTTATCTCCATAAAAGGTTACAAGAGGTCTACGTATATAAGGATTATTTATAACATCCTTAATATAATCACTAATATTTTCAAACTTAATTAGATTACCTGCTTGTAATGCACCAAAAGTACCGTATAGCGTAGAGTTGATATAAAATAAGTAAGGTGACACAGAATCATTAATCGGTAAGGAACCTTCTACTACATTATCACCAAGATCACTACCACTTAACCCTATTTCACCAGACAGTATTACAATATTCTTAAGATCATCAATTCTCTTCTGAGTATTATCCCACTTCTCTTGTTTAAAGTTATTACCATATAGTCTTTGCTTAATAAATCTATCCTGTGCTTCATTAAGCCAATAGTCAATCTCCTCTGGCAGGAAATCAGGGTTTCCCACCAAAGAAGAAGATTTATCAAGTTGTAATCTAAATGCCTGATGCATTTCGGATACTGTCATATACCTTTATTAATTAAAGCCTCATAAAGGCCATTTTTAAGCCCGTAGTTAAACGATCTCTATAAAGTGATATAAATCTATGTCTTTTGATAGATCGTTCAATGTAGGTCTTTATTATCTATTTGCTATTAACCTCACCAGTTATGATTGCTTTGAGATCTCTATTCTCAGGACTATCTAAATATATAATTGCATCATCCTTAGTATGTCCTATAGTATCTGTCCCATACTTATACTCAGATTTATTACGTCTGATTACATTCTTGGCTACAGCTTCTTGTAATAGAAACTCTGTCTCACGTTTATCATTATCAACCCATAATGATAAGAATTTTGCTGGTTCGCGTTCGACTAAATCGTATAACTTATTCTCTATTAATTCAGCACTAATATTATCAGACTTATGTCCATATAATCGTAGGGCTTTTTGTTTCTGTACAGCAGATAGTTTATCAAATTCTCTAATTGCCTTACGTTTAATTTGATTAAACTTATTGGCTTCCTGAGCTTCAGATTCCTTGTTAATAATCACATAATGTGCTGTAGGTTTACTATCAGAAAACCCATTCTTAACACGTTTATGATTCTTAAGGAATATGTACTTTAATTCATCCATTGGATCTTCAGTACGTAAGAATATATCCTTATTACCTATAATGATATAAAACTCATTCCAAAACTCTGAGGATGGAGATAAACTCTTTCCTAACTTTTCCTCTAATTCTTTTCTCTTGAGATCTCCATTTTCGATCTCTTCAAATCCAGTATAGAAATTACCTGAACGAGTCCAGTAAGTACCTATACGATCTGAACAATTCTTATACTTGAATAAATCGCCTGCCCAACCTGTTCTACGTAAGGGGCGTAATATAACTTCCATTAATTTATATATTAAGAGTTAATTTTAATTGTCTTTATACTTCCATACAAAACCACAAGCTTTTTTTCTTATTCCTCTTGCACATTTTGCAATGTTAGTATGTGTTGATGCTCCTACTGCTTTAACAGCTTCAGAAACATTGTAATATTCTTTTACAAACTCACCATCGAGAGTATATTGTAGAATGATTCTATTCTTAGTATTCTCAATACTTTGTTTGACTTTTCTTTCATCTGTCCAACGTAACTTATTGGTTTCAGATATTCTTTTCTTAACCTCTTCAGAAGTAACCCTTTTAACTTTAGGTTTAACTTCTTTAGATTCTATTTTTAAAGATTGTTTTTCAGGTAATTTTCCAGTATAAGACCATTTATATCCACCAGATTGTTTATAGTTTCCTCTAGCACAAGACGCTATATTTGTAGAACTAATTCCAATTTCTAATGATGCCTCTTTAACAGTTCTAAAAGTTTTTATAAATTCCCCATCTAATGTAAACATTGAGATCTCTTTTGCAAAAGAAGAATTCATACTCATATTATATCTGGTTATATCTGATATTTCTCGTTCAAATGCTTTTTGACGAATCTTTTCTTTAGTCTCATCCGAATGCTTTACTCCAAAAGTTCCATCTCCACCATCAGTTACATTATATCCTAAATTGCTAATAACTTTAGAATTCAATATAGAAATCCAATACTGTTCTCTACTCTTTAATTCCTCAGATGTATTACAAATTTCTAAGACTTCGATTGAGAAATTATCAACCCCGTATTTTCTTATAGCATTGTGAAGTGGGAACTCAGAACCTCGGATAGAATCTGAACAGTGTTTATACCATCTTTGTTTAAATCCTTGATTCGTAATTCCCACATACACTTTACTATTTAATTTATTAGTTACTTTGTAAACCTCGAAGATCTTAACTTTTTCCTGCATAATATATAAATTAATTGTTAGATATTATACGTTAAAGATCCAATAAAGGTTACATATTAGTTGATTTAAGACGAACTATTGTGAGTCGCAAATCAACTCCCCACTCGAAGTTGGATCCTTGATCATAATTCCTTGTTCTGACAAGAAGTGGACACTATATCCATCCTTAGCATTAGAACGAAGAGTATTGATTGAACTAGCAAATCCTGCTCCAGGAGCTACAGAACCACCTGTATACCACTGAACCATTTCACGACCCTTACGAACAACCTTAGTAATATTGGATTCACCATCACGGTTACCAAAATCTAAGAATGTAAAACGATAGGATTCTAACGGCTTACCAGATACAGGGTGTAATTTACGATTGTAGTTAATGTTATCATAGAGTGGGAAATGTTTTAAAGTAAGTTCCACACCATTCAACATCTTGTACGTAGTAAACTGTCCACCTAAAGTAAGGTCTTGACCAGTACCAGTTACAAAGTGAGTGTCAATCAGACTATATGCCGAAGCCTTAGCTTTCAATACACGGTCTAATTCTTTCATACCCATTTCACCTGTAAGAGCTACAAACTTACGTTCGTTAGTTCCTAAGATGTTATAAGATAAGTCAAAGAGGAAATCCTCAAGTACATTAGCAGTAAGAGTAGTATAGGTTTTCTTATTAGATGGGGAGATCTGTTGTAACAAACCAGCTCCAATATAAATAGGACGACCATTTTCACCCATCAAATCAGTTGTACCATCAGCATTAGCATTATACTTAGAATAGACTAATTCCCTATCAAGAGTTTGATACCACTGACGAAGTGCTACCCATTCTTGATAATCTGACCACAAATATGAGGTCTTTTTAGTTTTAGGATCACGCATTGCTATAACCATAACAGATGCAGCAGCGCTACCAGTAATATCGTAGGACAAACGCATGGTTGTCAAATGATTCCTCAATTTGAAAGGAGTCTGATAATTAACGATATCAGCAGTTTCTGAATATTCAGAATAAGCAGAACCTAATCTACTAACTTGACTACCAGCAACTAACAACGAAGGTGGTATAAATGAAGCAGCTTGACCATCGGCCATTACTACTGTATATACCCAATCAATACCATCCTGATAAGGAGTACCTTGTACAATTACTTGAAATTCTTTATCATCCATTTCCAGAATTGCACCTGGACCGAACCATTTCTCAGCCAACCACAATTGAATTGGGGTTCCATTAATACCTGGAGTCAAAGCAGCTGTAATAGCAGCTCCTTGCCATTTGGCTTGTCTAATAACAATTGCCTTATCGCTTTCAATCATTACAGGCCATTCATATTGACGATTTTCTGTAACAACTGTTTTACCTAAACCACTTGTTAAGAAGTCAATAGAACTATTCTCATATCTACCAAAGATATAGGATAATACTGTAGATACCTCATAAGGTTTGGTCATCAAGGCATTAGAAAGCATGTTTTCATCAACAAGCTCCGAAAAATATTTCGTACGATAAAGTTGAAGATTATTTAATATACTATCTTGCATATTATATATTTAAATTTTATTTAAAAGATTGTAATTCTGCACCAGCGATATCCCAGAGATGTGAAATACTTCCTCGACTGTCATCCATATCAGACCCAGTATTCTTTATACTGTTATCCTTGGCTTTCAACTTTGTCTTTAGATTCTTCACTGCATCACTAGCAGCACGTTTTTGAATATTGTTTACAAGGGTATCCCCTTTCATTGTAAAGTAAGCTGACTCAACTAAATTCTTCAAGTTACTATTGTAATCCCTTTGATAATTAGTCATCCCATCCTTACCAGGCTTGAAGATATATTCAACCAAAGCCTTCTTTTCTTTATCTGGGATAGAAATACCCCTGATACTTTCAGTATCTTTGATAATTTTCTGTACGTTCTGTACAAACATTAGTTGAGAGTCTGCTACCTCCTGCTGTGCAATCTTCTGATTTGCTAATAGCTGTTGCTTAGTTTTTTCTCTAGATTCCTTAACTTCTTCTAAAGAATCGGTTGCTTCTTCTTCTAAAGCATCCTGTTCCTCATATCTAGAAATTAATTTATCTATACGTTGTTCAGAGTAACCACGATTACGAAGATTCTCCCTAATTACTGCTTTCTGACTATCTACTTTTGTTAAATCTACAGAGTCAATATTAATTTCAGACTTATATACTTTACTATAGAAATCTTTAACACTCCCTCCTTCTCTAACAAATTCATCCAACTCTTTAATCTCATCATTAGCGAA